ATGCATCATACTCTCCGTTTTATTGAAACTGGTACTCCCCCAGGGATTCGAACCCTACCGTTGCAGCCTATCTGACCACTCTCCCAGGTTTATAAAACCCGGCCGCACACCAGTGCTGAGGAGCATTTAATATTGGAGCGGGCGAAGAGGTTCGAACTCTCGACATTTACCTTGGCAAAGTAATGCTCTACCAACTGAGCTACGCCCGCATTATTCTATTATTTAACACCCTCTTTGGAAGGTGTGTAATAAAGCATACATTGTCCACTAACCTTTCGGCACTGCGGTCCAGTCATTGGAATATATGCTTTATTACGCTACCATTTATACTCCTGTGTTACCGCCACAGTTTCATCCGGTAGACCGCCCGTTTAGTAGATGTTTAATGTGCCCACTGCGCCCTCGTTGCGCCACACATGTTACAAAAACAAAACCCCAGGGTGTTTAGTCCTGGGGTCTCTTTAAGTTCTGGATTTAGTTACTTTTATCCTGGACTTGGAAGACCCCCTAGGCACTCTGGTGCACGATCATTACCTAGACTAATCACTGACCAATAGGTAGGCAATGTGCCTATCTGCTTGGCTGTTATATTAAACGTATGTAAGGATCTTTGTTTCATATTAGTCTCTATTATATTTTATTTAGTCTTTGCTGTCAAGTCTTTTTTTAAATATTTGATAAAATTATTTATCTTCTGTATCTGTTACGTTAAAATTGGTGGGCCTTGTTGGACTCGAACCAACGACCAAGAAATTATGAGTTTCCTGCTCTAACCAACTGAGCTAAAGGCCCTATGATGCTATTATATGGCCTACAGTGAATAAAGTCAAGCGATTTATCTACGTGCTCTGGTAGCGGATTTTGCCGCAGTGGTCTCCGCTTTACGTGGTCTCAGATCGGCAACCTTATGGGATTTGGTCTGTTTTTCTAACTTCTTAGTCGCAGATGCTGTTACAGATGCGGTGCTGGTCTGATCTTTCTTCTTACTGTTACTAAAGCTGAAACTGACCTTCCTGCTAGGTTTGGTACGTGCTGTATAGCTATCCGCGTCAACTTGGATGATCCCCTCAAATACCGGAGGCCATACCACATTGAATTGACTGTAGAAAAGACCGCCTTCTTTGTCTGCTTTGGTCTTGGCGTAGACCTGTACCAAGCTACTCTTGTTCAGTACTTCCTTGAAGAAGTCGGTAATCTTGCCGCTGTCTTCGTTGAGGTGATTGCTGACCCATTTAGCTGCTACAGCTAATAAGTGGAATCCCAATTGATATTCTGGATGTGTGTCGTCGGGTTGGTATGGTACTGCGGCCAACAGGGTCTTCCAATTGGTGGGCATCTTAGATACTTTCTTGACGCCTTTGTTATATATGGTCAAGAGCCATTCGAGATCAGCTGAAGTTAAGGCACCGTATTTGACTGCCAGTGTCAATGGTCCTTGTATGACTGATTCTGCGTCCAACACATTGATCGCATCTATATAGTCTTTGTTCTTGCTCTTAAACTTGGGGCTGAATTCACTCTTTTCCAGAGTTTCTGCGATAGTGGCTGTGCTGGGGCGGCCGCCGCCGCTGCTATCCTTGACGCTGATGTCTACTTTCTCACTACCAAACCACATGGTAGCATCGATCAATCTTTCTGCTTTGGGTGGGAAGCTGGCTGCGGTGGCGCCTTTCCATGACGTTCCCATTGGGCCCAGTAGATTCTTATTGACAGTATCATAATCACCTGTCATAAAGTTTCCGTACTTCATAGCCAAAGGAGCAGCCAGTTCGCTCAGCTTGATCTCGATAGCACTTTGGAATTCTGCCAGACCTGGGATAGGAGTAGTGCTGCCTGCTTGTACGTTCTTTAATAACTGTGGTAGACCAGTTTTTAACTCTGGTGCCAGATTTGTGGAGGCCAAACCAGTAGCTACCGCAGGGATCAAACGATCTATGGGATACTTCTTGCCTTCCTGTACGAAGTCGGTTGGTTCGATAGGAACGGCTGCTTTCTTCATCTGTGCTGTCTGTGCCCAAAGTCCTGTTTCTTTGGCAAAGTCCGTAGTCTGCCAGAATATGGCATTCGGTCCCTGGCCTTTCTTGGCTTTGGTCTTTCTAGAGTATACGAAGTTATCGCCCTTGTCATTCTGTAATACCACTACCATGGCTGCTCTACCGTTCTTATCACCAAAGATCTTAGTGTCTATGGGAATTGGTCTTACTTGATCTATCACCGCCTGGATGGCTTGATCCGTAAGTACCGTACCTTTGATGTTAGGGGTATCCTCATAACGTAGCAAGGGATCTTCGGGTAGTATAGTGACGTTGGTTATGGTATAGGATTCTTTGGTATTAGCATGTACGAATGGTATTTCTTTCCCGCCCTGTATCTCGATCCAGCGTCGGGCAATGCCCCCGGTTGATTCGTCCAGGCTTACAGTTTCAATTAGGTCTATCAGTGTTCTCATGTCCATGGGTACGGCCTTTGGTAATATTAGCTATTTATTTAATTCTATTATATTATAAAATGTTGCGATGCCAGATAAATACTAATCTAAACTAAGGAAAATAAAATGCATACGCTTAAATCGGTATCAAGACAGATATTAGAAATAATCATCCACTTCGCTGAAACTATTAACGAATTCAAAAAGTTCAAATATCAAGCTAAACAAGGTAACTTTAAGGGCTAGCTCTTTCGTTCAATATCTTCTTCCACGCAGTTATCACCGTATTGGATCTCGATGATCCGTAACGGTTGATCTGTGTGGTTAACCAACTGATGCCATTGTGTCTTATCAATGTGGATATTCTGGAATCGCGTAAATTCTCCCAGCAATTCAGAATCAGTGCTACGATTAATCGTGTAAACTGATGCAGTACCTTCCGATACAAACCAATGTTCAGCACGATCCTTATGTCGTTGCATACTTAATCGCCGACCTGGATCCACTGTTAGTTCTTTAAGTTTAACTCCTGTTCCGTTCTCGTGTAGTATACGATAGTAACCCCATGGACGTTGAGTCTTGGGTGACTTCCATTCTTCCAATATCCAACTACTGCTGTTGGCTTTGTCTTTACCACCAATACCAAATTTGAAAGTAACACCTTTGACTGACATCTCGGGTATGTTCTTCTGGGTGCGATCTCCACCATTGGCAAAGATCACGTCTGAGGTGGGATGTTGTTCCTTGACTTTTATCAGGGCATCTGTGCTGGACCCATCGCTATCATCATAGCCTGTGATGACCTCATCGACCATATAGAGATTTTCGATGATAGCAGCACGTTCCGTGACAGGCATGAAGGGTCGACCTTTCTTACGTGTCAGCCACTCATCGCTGTTGACTGCTACTACTAGTTTATCTCCCAGCTTCTTGGCATTTTCAAACATCTGTAAATGTCCTCGGTGCACCGGGTCAAATCCTCCACTGCATACTACTACTTTTTTAGCTATCTTCATGACGTTCATAATGTAATATCTTCCATACCTGCTGTTCGTAGTCTTGCCACGTGTCCTAACATAAAGTTCTTACTCTCAAGGCCTTTCATAAGCCCTAACCATTTGTTGCGTACCAATGCTACTTCGTTGATGATAGTTTCAAAGTCGATGACTTCATCTTCCCCGTCCACATACTTTTCAGCATCCCTGCTGGTCAGTGCGCGGGCGTAACCTTCTAGATATTTCTGAAAGTGCTTCTTGCGTATCTTCCTTAACTGTAAATTTAAGTAGTTAAGCACCGCTTCAATCTCCTGTAGCTGATTAAAGCGATGTTCGGTAAGGCCCGGCAACGATGCTATGTTCTTTTCAAGATGGCCTTTGACTGAACAATCGTACTTGGCTTCTACCAGTTCATTTTCATAATAGTTAATGAACTCCGGTATGTTGCCAAGATCGTCAACTACTTTGTTATACCATGCCATTATTCGTCTTCTTCGTCGGACTCTGCCTCTCCAACATACTCCTCAAAACTTTTTTTGGTGTAGGAATCAAATCCACTAAAATCTTTAAGCTCGCCATCTCCCACTGAATCAACTAGGATACTCATCAGGTGGTCCGATGCCTCCTGCCGATCCTTTGCGGGGATATACTGTTTAAGTGTGGAGTAAACTTCTGATAACAGATCTATATCAATACTCATTCTTCCGATTCCTCAGGTTGTTCGACGACAGCATGATGCGGATTAGCAGCAAAGTCTGCCATGACCTTATCCAGTGATTGGTCTTCGTTACGTTCCCATGCCTTACGGAATTGTTTGATCACTGTGCCATCTGTCAGTGTGTATTTAAGACTATTTCCTTCCTTGGATAATAATCCTTTATGCTCAAACATATCTACTAGTCCACTGTAGGGGTTCATGCCCTGCTCATAGGGAATTTTGATCTGCACCGACTCGAAAGGTTTAGCATAACGTGTTTTCATAATCTTACAAGCGGCACGTATACCTTTTACTTCGGTAATTTTATTACCATCTTCATCTTCTTTGAGCTTAAGTTTTTTCATAGCAACAACGATACTACTAGCGTAGATAAAACCCTGTCCGCCACTGATCTTATCGTCTGGATCAAACATATCTTGGGACGCATAGGTATGTGCTGTGCAGACTAAACCGATATTCAAATTACCAAACATGTTAACGCAATTACGAACCAACGAAGCAAGCGCCTTAGGCTTACGACCCATATCGCCCTTCATATCCCCAGCTTCAAATTGGTTAACATCAGTCGGGGTCATTAACATGCCTAAACTATCAACTACAAACAAAACCTTAGGACGTTCGGCTTCGGGTATTAATTTATATTCTTTAACAAATTCACTGATCATCTTAGCCACATCATCAATCATAGCCATATTCAATTTGAGCAGTTTATTTTCACCTGACTCTACCCCCAAGGCATGTAGCCAAGTTTCATCTAACGCATTTTCAGTATCTACTAGGATAACATAGATGTCCTGTGCCTGTGCATTTTTAACCAAGTTACCTGCACAGATAAAACTTTTGCCCGCGCCTGATTCACCTGCGAACACTGTGACCTTGCCCAGAGGAATACCTTTGTGGAAGTCTCCACTGATGAGATAGTTTAATGTATAGTTGTTGGTGCTGATCCAATCTGTAGGATCGTTGAAGCCGACGCTGATACCGTCGATGCTCTTTGTAATGCTTTTTCTAAATTTACTTACATCAAACGGACGATTTGCCATTTTAATTCCTTTTTAAATATAATTGTCTTCTAGTATTACTTAAATTCTGAATGATGCTGTGTTATTTTCGCGGGTAACATTCCTCACGTATACGTGTCTAAGATCGACTAAATTGCTATCAAACTTAGCAAAATTTCCTAAGTTTAACGTTGATCCGATAACAGGCAAATTTGTTTCTTTACAATAAGAGACATAGTTATTAGGGGGGGCGGAATATAAAGGCATGGCTAACGATATCGAAACTTCAGACCCTATACAAGTATAATTATTAGTATCTTGGTCTAACATGTTATGATCAGACATTAACCATTTGTTATAACTCGATCTTCCCTCTTGTGAAAACATTATTTGTACTTGACATCGATCGAAGTTAAGTATATCAACCCCAAAGCAATTAGGTACTTGCCAATGTTGTTGAGCACAATATATTGAAGAAAAACTTGTTTCGATATAATGTATCTTTTTATTAATTTGATCCCAGTGAAACTGGAGTCCTCGACTATGATGTGAGATGATACCTACCAAATTTGGATAATCCTGTATGAGTGAGATCCAGGTACAATGTAGATCATTTAATATTTTCTGATCCAACAAGTCACATCCACAGAATCTATTCAGTCGATTTATTCTAAGATTATTAGTTAAAAAATCGTCTATTGTCGCAACATGTTGTGCTAACATAATTAACATAGATGGGTCAAACCTGTTGCTAATCATACTAAATTTGTTAACTGAATGTCGATCTAATTCATTTATCCAATAACAACATAGATCGGGGTTGGTTGGAACAATCTCCAACCAATCCCCAGTAGTTTTCCAAACTATTTGCACTATTACTTCTGACGGTTACGGATCATTGCCAAGATATCCTCGGCACGTTGTCCTGCAGGTTTGGCTGCTGACGGAGTGACCACTGGTGCTTGAGCCACAGGAACATCATCTGCCTCGACCGGTTCAGCAGCCGCAATAGGTGTAGGTTTGATTGTTGGCGCAGGTGCATGGGATGATGAATCACCTTTGGTCATAGCCATTCCAGCTGGTTTGAAATACTGACCCCAACGTTCCATGTCATAAGGCTGACCGTCAACACTGGCTTCAAACATTTCTTTGATGATCTTCAACTCAGCTTCGCCGGGACGTTTTGGTAGGAAGTCTGCAAGATTATACAGACCAAACATCTCGATAGCTTTGAGTTCTTGCTCCGTCAATGCGCTTTCTTTACGTGACCATGTGCTGGTGCTGTAATCGCTGTAGCCACCTTTGCTGGTCTTCTTGACAGAAAAGTCTAGACCGCCTTCGTAGTCTGTAGGAAGATTTTCCAACTCTGGATCCATCAATGCGGTCTTGACAAGATTGAAGATCTGTGGGCTGATGATA